CACTCTACCTTCTTGGTCGAATGTAGCATCTTGAGGCAGGTTCTGTAGGATATCAAACATCCAATCATGGAGAGGTTTGAGGGCAAAATTTGTCCAATAATCTACTATCGCAATGGTTCGGACCTTACCAATAGCTTCATATAGGTTATGCAACCTAGATAAAGTTGGATCGGTGAACCGGAACGTTGTGTTGTTTGTTCCCATGAAATCACACCAGAGTTCTTAGATTCCCTTATAGGCTGCACGTAGTCTTCTTCGAGAAGAAGAGACGCGGTCACCTGGTTTGGGTTTCTTAAGCTTTGGGTGTACAGAATTGCGTTTTAATAGATTATTCCATGGTTTATTTATAAGCTGAGACAAATTGTACTGTAAGATAAACATCTTACCAGTCATTTTTATCATTCGCTCTAATTTTTGGTTGCCCTGTTACTTACAATCTTGTAAGCAACGGCTGCGCAACGTGAAATGACAGTGAACGTGGACGATACTTAACTCGCACTAAATGCCAAAAGAGTCTACAGGAAATTCCGAATTGATAGCACAGAAGCGTCTCTAAATACTAAGATGCTTGAGCTATCGTTCCCTCATCTAATTTGGAAATCAACCCATACTAGATAAGCGGATTCGAAACCCTAGGTCTTGGGTGGAAGTCATCTGACGTCCATCAAGATAGGCATTGACCACAAATAAAGAGATTAAATCTCTGAATTATATGGTTGATCCCGTGTCTTAAAAAGAGACCTTTCAGGTAAATAGCTAAAGCACTTACTTCAGTAAGTTACGATACCAGGGACAGTTGACCGGCTTCACCAATACTGGCAATTATGCCACACGGTGAGCCTCTGAATGATGTTTCCATCAATCAGTTTAACCATCAGAGTTCTCACTAGATTTACATCTAGTGAAACCCTGATCCCTCTTTTGTCGTAAGACAGGAGCAGGTTGTGAGTCAATGTCCTCAAGTTTCAAGCGTAGCTGATTAAAGCTAGTCTATTCCCTTTGAGGCGACCTTTTGTTATAACAATTGGTCTCTGCCGCCTAATCACCAGGCGCGGATGGGGTAGGGGGAGGACTCAGTCCTATTACCTTAGCAGCTCGATAGGTTAGACAAACGCTGGTAGTTCGTACCAGACGTAATCAAACGTTCTCGGGGGGCCCTGGATGGGCAGCCGAAAGGTTGGGTAGTTGCAAAAC